TCTTGTGGTGTTTCGGCCAACGCAGACATGACATGCTTAAATCTTTGTCCCAGAGAGACCACACCGGCACTCTGAGATACAATTTGGCTCGTGAATTCAAATATCGGTTCTTCAATCTGACCGATGATGGTATCTACATCTTCTGCGCCAGTGACTTTCCTGAGATTGTTCTGTACTGCTTGGGCAGCAAGATAACCACGGCGAGCTAACGATAGTTTGTAAATGGCGACAACAAGTGACCGAACATTGTTTTTGGATGAGCCCACCTCTTCGACAACAGCATCTAGATATTCAGAGTGCTTGCCGCCGTTGACAAAATCGTTGTGTCCTAGCACTTTGGCCGCTGTTTGTATATTGGGGATGTCGAATGTTTTTGCATCTTCGTGGTGTACCAAGTGAGACAAGATGTTGAATAGTTCTTGGTTGCAAGGCCAATAGAAGTCCTTGACACCAAGAATGTCTTCAACCTCAAAGAAGCAGTCGGCACCGTGCGTGGTGATCCCAGCTAGGACTGCCCGCTCCATGCCCGCATCTTGTAGAATTGCGTTTGCCTTTGCGCCCATTAAGAGAACCTACTCTTTTTTTTCTTGAGACACGCAGGACACTTTTGACCTATTTCGCCACATTTGCGGTCTGACTCAAACGTTCCGTCACATTCGTTGCATTTGACCTTGTATTTGCGTGCTGCTATGCGACCCAGTTGGACCTTATTTTTCTTTGCCTTCTCGGCTTTAACCCTGTTCTTTTCTACTTCGTCTGGATCAGGCTCGTTGGTAATCAGTCGAGTGCCACCAGTTTCCTTCTGCACTGCCGTTTTCGCATTGTCATCCAATTGTAGTGTCGGATCATCTTCCTCGATGGTAACTTTCTTCTTGGTTTTTTTCTTTCCACTCCCCTTGGGACGACCCCGTTTCTTTTTCTCTGGCTCAACCATGGTCCATTGCACCACTGTCTCACCAACAGGCAGAATCTCGGAAGCGATAGTGACTATTTGCTGTAGAGCTTCATGGGCTTTCCGCACTTCTCCCGGTCGATCTACTGGCAAAGGCAGGGCAGTGCCCGTCAGCCGTTCATATCCCTCACAAACCTTTTCCCAGTCACCTTCTTTGATTCCCTCTTCGATGTATTCGAGTGGACTCATCGGTTGCTCCCTTCATTGTATCTCGCCCGAACTAAACCGCTGATGCTCTGTCCCACCAGTTCTATCCGACGAGCAAGATATTGTATCCGCTCTAGCCTCAGTTCAGCCTGTCGTACCCATTGATTTAGCTTAGGCTTATCGTCACCAAGTAAATGGTTAACTATCTGATTTGACCATTTCAAAAATGTTTGGCATTCATTAGCTTTCTGTTGTAAAAAAAAAAAGAATATTGTGCTAACATAACTGCATCTTCAGATAACTCTATAGATGATCTCTCTCTCAATTTGTCTCTTGTTAATTGAATAATCATTTCAATTTCTGTATTTGATGGTTTATATTGTGGTAATCCAAGAGTTTGTATCCATTGATCCAACTGAGTTTTATATATCGTTGTTCTATTTGTTAGATTATTCATAATTTACCCCTAGCTTTAACCGGAGTTGTTAAAGCTCTATCAATTGACCAACCATATTTCAATCTTGCTCTTAATGTTCCATCTGGAATACCAAATTCTTCAGCCCATTCAGCAATACATTTAGTTTTCTCATTAAAAGTCTCTAAATGATTATTCCTTTTATTTCTTTGTTGTTCTTTTTTAGTAGCCCATCTACAATTTTCTAAACAATAATCTTTATCATTATTAATTCTATCTATAGAATGATTTTTAGTTGGTGGTTTCCCCATATCTGTGAGAAAATTTTCAAATTTTTTCCATCTTTCACAAACTTTAATCCCCCTACCACCATAATATTTATACTCATGATAATTTGGATTTTTACATCGTCTAAGAATGGCTTCCCAAATCCTATAAATTTTGGATGTTTTTTCTTTAGTCTTATGACCATGGCGAGTGTGGCTCACGGCGCATCTTTCTTTTTGCAAACAACCACAACTTTGTGTATAACCACTTCTCAAACTACCACTTCTGACTATTTTTTGTTTCCCACAATCACATTGACATAACCATTTATAATTCCTCCATCGATCTTGTTGCATTCGTTTAATAACAATCAATCTACCGAATCTTTTTCCAATAAGATTAATAATTTGTTTTTCACTCATCATAAATCTCGACAAGCCTAAATCCATTTAATTTACAGAAATCTCGTTTCCTCTGATCAGTATCCTGCTGTTTGTGAAAATCCACCTTGGTCTTATGAAAATGCTTAACATGCTCAGTATGCTGTCGTCCATGGCATTCTACCACGAGACCGATAGATGGTATGAAAAAGTCGAGTATGAATCCATCACCTGGAACATGGACTTCCTCAAAAATAACGTCATGTGGGTACTCAGCCACCAATCGCTGCCCCACTTCATACTGAAATTGCGACTTCGATTTCCCTTTGGTTCGAAGCCGCTTATTGCTCAGGCGTAGTTTAGCGGTACCGCCCTTGAGTAGTCTTACTTCCATGTCACACCGGGATATCTTGACCATTGAATCTTGTTGTGATTCCGACAACTCCATCATACAAGTCGCACTGCACCCCAGCCTCATGTAATACGTCCCATGCATCAGTAATAGACTTCACCCAGGTAGTATGTCCCGACGCAAGTACCATCAGTTGGGCATGACCAACCACCCGAATAACACCACCCTGGATGATCGCTTTTGCACATTCCGAACATGCATAGAATGGACAGTATAGTGTGGCACCATGTACTATCTTTCCATGGCGGGCTGCGTTGAAAATCGCTCCGTTTTCTGCATGAACGACCAGCCGATACTTGGTCTCTTTGTTTGTCAGACGGCTTTCCGTCTCTGCAACACCGGTCGGGAAACGATTAACCCCATATGTTAATATATCCCCTTCTTTGCCGATTAAAACGGCACCATTTTTCGTATTAGGATCGGGACTGGTTTCGTTAGCGTGTTGATATGCCTCGATCAACAATTTCCGATCGGCCTCACTCGTTGTCAAAGTCAGGGGACAAGGCAGCCATTCTAGTCCTTTTCGTATATCACTCATCTTTCTTCTCCTGCGGAAGCACAATGTCCCTTATCTCTGCTTCAAGCTGTTTTAGCTTGTCTGGGTGCCCTTTGAGAAAATTCGATAACCGTGCAAGTCCCTGGAATTTTGGTGCTATAATTTCACCACTGTTTTTATCTTTGTATCCGAACATAGGTATTGAATACCATGCACCAGCCTTTTCGATTAATCCCAGATTTTCTGCCGTAGTTACAATGTCCTTGACCACATCGATTCCAATGCCATACCGCAATGGAAGAACGCACGGTAATAGTGGTCTACCCATCGCCGACGACTGTACCGTAATGTGCATGTCATGTCCATCAGGCGCATTTGTCTCCATGTTTCTTTCCCACTGTTGGGTCCAGGTTATCTTCAGCCAGACAGAACAGGCGTACTGGACTGCAACGCCACCTTTCTCTACGTACTTTGGCCCACGGGGTTCGCGGTTACTAATCATTTGAGAAATGAAAATAATGATAACATCATTTGCATCTATGATTTGCTGCGCTCTCCTGAAGAATGAAGATAACAACTTCGCAGGTCCGGCCATATCCTTATTAGAACCAATCAGTGTCGATTCTTCTTGCTCGGTCATTAGCGCTGCAATACTGTCCACAACAATCACGGCTCTCTTCTGGGTTTTTGCAATTCGTTCAATGATGTTGAGATAATCTTCCGCTGTCAGTGGCTTGTCTATTTGATGTGGAATCACTTGCAACTTCTCTGGATCAAGTCCCTGGATTGTAGATAATAGTTCTGGTGTGCATCGCCTTTCAATATTGATATAGAATGTTGGCCTATCAAGTAGTTGTGCATTCCTAAGCAATTCTAAGCACAGAGTAGTTTTCCCGCCCTTTGGTTTACCGGTGATAAGACAAATGGTTCCATCTGGTATTCCACCACTCAAGGCTATATCCAAAGACAGAGGGGTGTGTAATACGTTTCTTGATCTCGGCGATAGAGCCTTAGCCGCTGGCGCAATGATACCTTCTCCGTGTATTCTGGTCAAAAAAGCATCTAGAGATTCGCTATCTACCTGAGGTTTCTTTTGAGCCATTCTCAGCTTCTCTGATTTTAGCCAATGTGTTTTTCTCACCGGTGTCTACAAAGGTCGAATTTTTTCTAGCATCAATAGCCGTTGGTTGTTGTTTCCTGCTTAGTTCCATGCGCTTTTGTGCTAATCGATCTCGTCGTTGTCGAGCTAATCGCGCAACACGATCAACTGTCTTTTTGTATGTTAGTGCTTTGATGTTGCGTTCTTTGATAATTTCGATCAGGGCTGTTTGCATAAGAATATCGTCGAAATTCAATAACTGAGACACATTATCAACACCCTTGACTTCGCGGCGAAATTTTGGTCCCCAATATTTTCCAGTATCAGATGACCAGAACCGTGGGCCAAGTTTGGGATTGACATTCAAACAGATAAGCTCAATCAGATATGCGCGGAAAGTGACAAACAGCCCCGGAGTAGTTGGGGATGCGTAAGGGTGTTTTTCGCTTTGTGGTTGGTGTCTTACTGCCATTAATCATTCTGTATCAAAAGAAAACCAGCACTTTCCGTAGTTCTTTCCTCGGTGAAAGAATGGTCGAATTTAGGTCGCCTACACCAAACAACATTAACCCTATTTCCATCATAATAGCCTACGCCGATGTAGTCATATTGTGGACCACCCCAAACAACGTGTTTCTTCTGGCCAAAGAAATATCCCTTTTGACCCGGTGGCATCTTGATATCTATTCCTCTTGGCCCCTGGAGTCGCAAGCCGGTAATGTTGATATCTTTGTTGGCTTCTAACCACTGTGCGAGTCTTACCCATGCGTGCCTTTGGGATAATCGATCATCTTGAATTATGGTCCGACCATCGGACAACGATACCAAAAACCGTATCTTGGGTGTATACGGAACTGTGATGAAAGATACCAGATTATCATTAACCGTTTCATTCATTCTCTGATCCCTCCTGGCGGTTTCCGTAGGGCGAACGATTCAATTGCTCGTCAGCCCTCATGGATTCGCTGGGTGTCATTGCATGAACACCCTTACCAACGTCAAGAGCCTTGTTGCGATCCTTTGGTTTGATGCACAACACTCGATCGCTCATATTGTCGGCGACCGGCTGTTCGGATGTTTCGGCAATATCTCCAACCACGAATGCGTCAAACTTTGCGCTCGCGGTATCCAAGAAAGCTTGCCGTGTTTTGGTTGTTCTGCGACCCAGGTTCACAATTGAACCTTCCAAAAATGCCAAAAAGTCTGCCTTGAATTCATCGAAAGTCACTGCGGAATCTCCGTTGCGCCAAGAGGTACGGTGTCCTGTTCTTGCTTCGTAGGAAGATAATATATTGCTGATAACACTCTTGGCTACATGTTCTCAGCTTCCAAAACAATCCCCCACGTTCTTTGTCTCGCTTGTGAATGTTGTCGTTGATATCCAGTGGATTGAACAAGTCACCGTCGTTGGAAGCGAGGACAAGATATCTCTCGCCCGACCATCGCGCCAACACATCGAAATTTGGCTGGACACCTTTCTCTATTTCGTGAGGTGTCCCATTGATGTCAACGACGATTATCTTCATTTCTTCCACGCCTTAAACAGCACATCGGCCTCTGGAGCACCAATGTCATCATCTGATACGTCAAAAGCCATATCGTCGCTGGGAGCACCTGGATAAAACTGCCCAGGCACCTGCTTGACATAAGAAAAACCATTGCATAATCCACACTTGACAGCCACTCTGGTCAAGACCTGTGTGTGTGCATCATCTTTGATACTCGCCAATTGTAGGCACAGCAGGGTCTCGCCACAATCGGCACAATCAAAATTTACTATCCCCTCGTTGGTCAAACCCTTCAGTTCTCGATCGCTGCCATCGGTCTGTCCAGTGCGAATTTCCGACTTGTCCATCAGTCCACCTTTCCTTCTATGATGTATTTCTCTGGATTTTTCAATACGTCTTTGTTGACGGGGCCGTCTCTCCAGGGAGGCATTTCGCCTTTGTTTTTCCCTTCGCCAAGCCTATCCACTTTCTTGGGGTGCATACGCTGCTTCTTTGCTGTCCCGCCACCCCTGTTGCCACGACACGGCGTTTCTGTCCCCTTGATGATGACAGCAGCACCACAGCCGATCAGCTTGACCAACTTTGGTTCGTGGCACTCAGGGCATTCTACGAGCGGTTCCGCCGACATGGCATGGAATGCCTCAAAAAAAAAAGCCACATCCTTCGCATTCGTATTCATAAGTAGGAATAATACACCTCCTTTTTTTCAAGTTACAATTGTTGTTAATGCCTTTTTAATAGACCACCCTCTATTAAGACGCATAAATATGGTGTTTTGATTAATTCCCATTTCTTCAGCCCACGCTGCTAAACACTGTGTCTTATTATTATATGTTATTAAGGAATTTCTTCTGGTATTTCTCATTTGTTGTTTCTTTGTTACCCATCTACAATTTTTTGAACAATAATGGCCATTATTGTCGATTCTGTCTATCGAATGTTTGTTTGTTGGTGGTTCTCCCATGTCCGCTAGAAAATTTTCAAATTTTAACCACCTATTACAAATAATAATTCCTCTACCTCCATAATTTTTATAATTTACATTATTTGGGTTGTTACATCTCTGTACCATTGCATCCCATATCATGTAAATAGGACGATTACTTTTCCCATGTCTCATTACTATTTTTCTGTGTAGGCATCCACAACTATTGGTATCCCCAGTTTTAAGGTTATTGCCGTGGATTATTTTGTAATTACCACAATCACATAAGCATATCCAGCGAACATGGCCACATCGCCCGTTACTTGCTCTTGAGATAACGGTGAGTAATCCAAACCTACTACCAGTTAGATCAACTAATGGCGGCATATCTTATTATACGTCCGAACGTGGCTTTTGTTTCGCAAAAGTTCCTCTTTTCTTGGCAAAGTGTCCAAGATTTTGACGATCCTTCTCAGTAAATGGACCACCGTTGGAAACCTTGGCCTTTAGTTGGTCTTTAATTGCCTGTACGGCTTCCGGTAAATGTTTTCCAACCTTCTGAACAGCACAGGTCAAGAGGGTCAGCAGATTACCACGTTTCTCGGACCACCTACCATATGGATAGCCACCGAAACAACTTAATAAATGCTCTGATTAACAAAAAACCAGCACCAATAAAGATCAGTGCCATTACCCCAGCTCCAACTAGTTGGTCTTTAATTGCCTGTACGGCCTGCACGCTTTTTCTCCAGACGGACAATTCCTCAACAAGCTGCGTTGTCTGCTCGATCTTGTTGTTGATTTCGTCCACTTGCTCGGCAATGACCGTATTGTTGGCCTTTTGCTCGACCACTTTCTCAAGCTGTCCCATATCATTACGGATACCATGGATTTCCGTTTTGACGACTTCGGGCGATATACACCCTAGCACGACGCAAAAGAGTAGGGCTAGGATTGCCGCTACAAGTCCTTGCGATGTTGTTTTCGTTTTTGCTTGGAACATTTTCCGTTTCTCCTTTCAAACACCTCGTTTACCAAGGCGTCTGCTCGTTTGTTGTCCTTACGAGGCACCCACTTGATCGTGTAATCTTCTAGTTGTTCTAAAAACTCCAGTACACGATCTCTATGTCTCTTGAGTTCCGGCTTGTTGACCTTGAATACCTTGGTAACCTGCTTAACAACAAGCTGGCTGTCTCCAATGATATGTAGTATGTCGGCTCCAGCTTTGAGACTTCCCTGTATACCAGCTATCAACGCACGATATTCGGCGATGTTGGACGTACCTGTGCCGCAAGTTCTGTTACCAGAAGCAATGACTTCAGATTCATTATTGGTATCAACCAGTAACCATCCATATGCACAAATTCCTGCACGTATGCCTCCATCAAAATATAAGGTTGCTTCCATCATACTACTGGTTCTTGTAGACCACAGTTACCACATTCTGGACATACAATTTCCTCATTCGTGTCTATTCTGTCTAATGGCTGACCACAAACACATTCTACGATAGATGGATATCCTGGTATAGCAAAAAATTGATATCCATTATCTAAATTCTCGGTTATATCCATATTCATACCTCCTAAAACGGTGTTTCATTTTCTCCAATCTCGGTCTTGGAACTTTCACACATGTCTCTGAAAAAACATCTCGTGCAAGCGTGTTCGTTGTCGGTCCTTCGGAAATATGATGGATTGTTTTTGTTTTGGAATGCTTCGGTTAGTAGTGGATATTCACTGCGAATGATACCTGCTTGTCTCTTCATGTGCTGCATGGTTACGTCCAGATGTGGGGTTGCCCGTTCTCCAAGATCTGCGTATGCTGTTAGATACACAGGGATGATCACAATGTCTTCTGGTTTCTTGGCCCATCCCTGCTTCAGTGCGTACATAGAATAGGTGACCAGTTGATCGATCACGCTTTCACTAACACGACCCGTTTTCCAGTCCAGGAGATACACCTTTCCCTTGTACCGAAAACCGCAGTCGATTTTTACGGTAACCTCTTCCCCTGTATTAAGTTGGAACTTCTGGAAATCTTCAAGAGTAAGCCAATCATCTTTGTTCAGTCCTTTAATGATAGTAAATAGCGGGCAATCGTATAATGCCTTTAGGGAAGCCAACACTTTACGCTTGTAATTATCGAGTTGATCTTTGGAGATTTCTTCATGATAAAAGTGTTCAGCCAAATTGACATTCTTTTTGGGGCTCATTTGCCAACGCTTGTCGGTTGATTGTTTCCATCCCTTACGAAGTCGTTGTATTGCATCGTACTGAGCCTGTTCCAGCGTGCGCCATGCGCCAGTTTGTCTGGCTATGGTAATTACTTCCTCTATAGTATCGTGGACAACTGATCCAACAAACATCGGTAGGTTAGTCATATTTTTCAACATATACGCCCGCTGTTTTTCTTGCGGTGCGCTTGGTAACCAACCAAGCCAAGCAACATTATATGTCAAATGATATTTCCACATACATTCGCGGAGACACTTCACACGACTTTCTGACCACGCATATGTCAGTTCTATCTTACCCATTGATATGTCCCCATATCACATTACGTTTGATTGCACTTACAAGAGTTTGGTTTACCTTGAATCTGTCTGCGATTACTTTCTGTGCTACTCCCGCAGAAAGTAAGCTACGAATTTCAATAACATCAGAATTAGACAGTTTGCTTGCTGGATTAGCAATTCCTCGTAATGGGTTGACAGCACCGATAAATCGTCCATGTTTTTTTCTGTCGGCAATATTTTCTGTGCTGCTGCCCCATTGCAGATTCGATAAATTATTATTCGCAGGATTACCATCTAAATGCCTGATTTCTGACTGTCGCTCTGTCGGCATACCAATGAATGCCATTGCTACTAGACGATGGACCTTGCACATAGTTTGTATATTATTCTTCCACAATGACACTAGTATGTATCCATCTCTGTCGGTTCCACCTGACAATATTTTGCCTGGAGTAGCCCCTTTCCCTGGAGCGATTCTTTTGACACGTCCATGGTCGGATACCTCATAATATCCCTCGTGACCAACAACAGGTAGCCAATGTTCTTTACCCATTTTGAAGTCTTTCACCTATTCCGTCACGATTTAAGTAATATTTCTTGTCCCAAAACGGAAAGAATTCAGGAGAGAAACGAGTAATACTCCCCCGAACGTCCTGCTGTAGTGTAACGATGCAGAAACCGACGTGGGCTGCGATCTTCTGCTTCCTCATGAATCGCGTCTGATCCTGAGCACAACCAGCCTGAACACAGTAGATATTCCTGGGGAAACAGAACTCCATTTTGTGATAGTGCCCTATAATACATACTGCTGGCTTCTCGCCTCCGCTAAAGGACTCTGCTAATTTTTGGGAACTATAACTATACGCATAGCTGCTTCCCCCACCAGCGTGAATTACCTTGATAATAGCAGAACCTTTTGGTGCCTTTAGTTCAAAATCTGCTTCCATATATCCAAGGTACACTAGGTCTTCACGACCCTGCTCTCTTGCTTCGAGCATCATGTAGCGACCAAACTCAATTCCTTCTCGCTGCTGGAACCATCCTTCGTGGTCATCGCCATCAACATAATATGTAATAATCCCAGATCGAGATGGCCAATGATCAATGCAATACTGACATTGATCGGCAATACCATGTGCTTTGAGTTCGTGTGTATTAAAACGACATTCACCATCGACATAATTGCCAGGACACAACACAGTATTGATCCCGCGAGTAGCAAACTCATCGTATGCTGCATTGATGACATCTAGTCTCTCTGCCTTGCTACATAGGTGCATGTCGGCAACCACACCAAACGAGATTGGCTTATCATGAAAATGATTGGCTATGATAATTTTGTCTGTATGAAGTTCGGCTGATTTGCCAAGCTGCACAGTATTACCACGACGCATAATAATATAGCCATGTTCTTCCATATCATTGATAACAGTATTCACGTCTTCTTCAGACGAATGCATTTGTTCTGCAACTTTGATTGCTGTTGTCTGCTTCTTGATCCGCCTTGCCACCTCTGACCTGAACAACGGATCGCCGGGATCAATGCCAACCTGTGGGATTCCAGCCATAATGGTTTCTGCTTGGGTAATGAGCTTCCTGGCCTTCCAGACCGTTACCCCCAGTTCCTTCGCTACTTCTTCCCGAAGTGTCCCAGTACCGCCTGCCCGGTTATGTAGCCGAATAAACCTAATTACTTCCTGAGTCTGTTTGTCTAACTGGGGCTTCTCTTTAGCCATTTAGCTACCACCTTTCGTTATCTCACATACACCACTGGGACAATCGTTGACCGCCGCTTCCTCTTCCATTTGCCCCAAGTGTTGTTTTGCTTCTGATAAGGGCAATGGGATCAATGGTGATTCGCCCTTGCTACCATCCCGGTACACTGTGATCCCCTTGAGTTCTGCTATATACTGTCTCATCTCCCGAGACAATTGATCGACAGAATAATCTGTCGGCAGATTGATTGTCTTGGATATAGAATTGTCAATATGTCTCTGACACACCATCTGCATGGCCAAATGTGCTCCTGGTTCTATGTCGTGGGCACCCTGGAAGTGTTTAACTGATCTTTTGGCTTCCAAGAACCGCCTTAGCAGTGGATGTACAACCACCTCGACAGCCCTGTCTCTTTCCTCGTTCCTGTGCATATCTTTGTGCTTGTTGAATCGCCTCTCGTAAACTGGTTGGAATAGCGGCTCAATACCTGATGAGCAATCTGCCACGATTGATATTGTTCCGGTGGGTGCGATTGTCAACAAAGCACAATTGCGAATACCATGTTCTCTGATCAGTCTATGATGCCTGCGGGGCAGATACTTTTTTATGAATCCTGTTTTGATGTGCTGATCTACATCGAATGCATGGAATGGACCCTTCTCTATCGCTAAAGTGATGCTTGCATGGTAGGCTTGTTTCTTGACAAAATCCATCACTTTGTCTACTGTTTCTCTCGCCTCTTCGCTTGAATATTTCAGACCCAATTCCAGCAGCATATCGTGGAGCCCCATTACACCGAGACCGATCCGACGATGTTTTTGGGCTGTTTCTTCTATAATTGGTAATGGGTAATTATTTTGATCGAGAACATTGTCAAGAAATCTAACACCCATTGCAGTAGTTTCTTCCAATAAATCCCAATCAATTTTTCCATCAATTATATGTGTGTGCAGATTAATGGCACCAAGACAGCAACAACCGAATTCTTCAAGTGGTATTTCACCACATGGATTAGTAGCTGAAAATTCCCCACCTTTGGTATAGGCTATAGTATTTTGGTCATTAATTAATTGTGCATTCAGAAATCCTGGGTCACCACCTTCCCAAGCGTTTTGTATGATTTTATCCCATACCTTTTTAGCTGATATGTGACCACGTTCCTCACCCTGCCACTTAAAAATAATTTCTCCATCTTCATCGACCAACTTTAGAAATTCATTGTCAATTAATACGGATATGTTGGCATTTGTTAATTCTTTTTTATCCAATTTAGCCTCTAAAAATTCTAATAAATCAGGATGTTTCCAGTAAAGACAGAATAAAAGGGCTCCACGTCTACCACCCCCTTCTCTAAGTTCGTTACATACAGCATTAACTACTCGCATTAAACTAACAGCACCGGTTGCTTCCCCGCCAGTACCACGGATTGCGGTACCTCTCGGACGTATTCGTGAATTATGTTGAAAAAATCCATCACCTATGAATGTATGGGTAGATGTACTGATCGCTATAAGTTCCTGTGGGCCAATGTATTCTATTGAATCAATTTTAATGTGTCTATTACTTTTGCTATGTATTTTCGCACCATCCCAAATGCTATTACGATTAGCCCACATCCTGATGGTAGGACAGCTAGCTATAACTTTCATGGAATCCCATTTGGAAGACATAACATATTGATGACATTTATTACCACTATTTTTATATATTTTGTAATTGATACCCAAAATATCAAAAATACGACCAATTTCATCGAAAACTGGTCCTTTGTTTTGCCCGATGCTAAGTCTCGTATTATATTTTCTGTCTTTAGTAGAAGATGGTCTGGATAAACATCCCTCTCCATCCAACATCCCACCCATCCATGCACAAAATTGTTGATTGCGAAAATCAATTGACCACGGATCACAAGCATATGCCAATTCATGATTTGTGGTAAGATGCTGTGCTTGTACCCAACCAAAACCGTAACCCTTGCGTTTATAATTTTTCCTTATCGCTCTTGCCAAAATCGGGTGCGTAGATGAAACGATCATCTCTCCCTTTTCTGTTTTTATCTTATAGGTAGGCAAAAATACTTTGTCCACAGAAAGTACATTTGATGGTCTCAAATGACGACATGCGTTATTGTATTCTTCGTCGAATCCAATAATTTTATCTCCGATACACACTTGTTCAAGCGGTATCCACCTAAAATCCTGTGTTAAAATTTTAGTTTTTGGTCCCATACAGAAATTAATACCAACACCACCACCTGTACCAGATATAATAGTCACATTACGCAGAACATCACCCCATCCTTCTCGACTATCTTCGGCAGGTATACAAAAACAATTCAACATCTGCCCTCTTGGTCGTCCTGCCCCACGCCATATTCGTCCACCAGGGGAAAAACGATTGGTTTGCAAAATCTCCAGAAATCTGGCAAAATATTCGTCGCGTTTTGTCCCCATTTCAGCATCAGCGATTGATCTTGCGACACGCTCGCAAGCCTGTCCAAATGTTTCTTCTGCGTGAATAGCGTATCTATCCTGGAAAATTTGCAGGGCAAACCCCTCTGGATTGTATACTGGCACACTCACAAAGCCTCTCTCCCTTTTATTTGCATACTCCCGGTCCTACCGGGAGCTTCAAATGTCGGCTGATTTGTGCCGGGTTGTTGTGCAAGATACGACATGACCAATGTTCTGAACGGCTCTATGAAGTGGCTGCGATATTTTTGTTGAGCAGCATATGAACGAGAATCGGCAATTCGCAAAGCAAACCAATTGTCGATGTTGGTTGGTCCTACCTCCGCTACGAATTTGCGGATTGTTTTTTCTTTGGCAGCTTTGCTAACGTCGTACATGTGCATTGTAATTAGACGGACCACCCTGTCTATTAAATCGGGTGATGCTTGCCACTCAGCCAGCTTGACTTCTGCGATGTTTGCAGATTCTATGGCATGGCCTGGGAAACGAGGCAGGGAAAGATCATCCATTGGTTGCACGCAGCACTTGCCCAAGTCGTGGAACAAGCCCGACAACAAAGTAACGGGGTTTTTGGGTGTGACTAAATCGATGACAGACATCGTGTGTTCCCAAACCGATTGGCCATTCCGTTGCACAACCAGACGGCTAGTTTCTAACTCTGAGAACTCCCCATCCGTGGTAGCCCAGTAGTCACTTGGCAAGCCTGAAGCCTGCATCCCCCGGATGGCTTCATCTACTTTGCTCATGGACAGGTTACCGCATTCTGATTAATGAAATCTCTTGCGACTCCAATCGAAATTGTGTGTGCTAGGTGTGGGATAATTTGGCCGTTCCCAGCAATAGCGGCACGGAATGTAATACCTATCATATAGTAGTGACCGTCGTACTTCTTAAACAATCCACCACCACTTGATCCTGGTGTGATTTGTGCTGTGTTTCCATAGATGACCCACTCTTTTTCCCCGTTATTGTCTGTAAGGATTTGTGATATAATGCCTATGGTCGGTGACGGGATTTTACCTAGCTGGCAACCCATTGCGAAGATTTCATCAAAGACACGCACATCACTAAGCATGTCGTCACTTGCGACCCTAGCAACAGCGAGTTCATGTTTCGAACGGAATGACAATAGTGCAAAATCATACTGCATATCTTCGGCAATTACGGTTGTTCTATGTGGGAACCAATCTTTGTCGGTGTGGTCAAAATCAATGATGCTGCAACCAGTATCAATCCTTTCTGTTTTGACTTTACCTGTAATCGAATCAACTCTACGTAAAATGGTAACAAATCTGCCGTATGTGACATGGGCGTTGGTAATAACCAAGTATTCATATAATCCATCTATATCTGTTTCAAGGCGGTCGATAATAGTCCCAGAGCCACTGCCTCGGCGGGTTTGTATTAGGACCGCAGTGTCCCGCATTTCCCTCTGTTTCAGTTTGATCTCATCGACTACTGGTGGTAGAACTTTCTTCTCTGCTGTTTTTTCAACTGTTGCCTCTACTGCTCCGACCACTGTGGTTTCCTGTGCAGGATTTTCACCACTCCCCTCTGGGGTCATGGCTACAATGCCGACACAGAAAAAAAACATCATAATTGAGACGAAGCAAACGTTCCACCTACGCATAACTCCAACTCCCTTCGAAAAAAGAAAGTGGGATGACCCCCGACCGAGAGTCACCCCACCAGTTTAGTTACCTTATCCTGCGAATTCTTCCACGGCTTCGAGTGCGCCCTCGATAGCCGATGATACCAGAGCTACGATCAACTCCTGGTCCTCGGTGATATTGAGTTCCGCCGATCTGAGATATCTCTCAATCACGTCGATGATTGTTAAACCGTAGACTTGATACTTCTGCGGAAGCTTTACGCTCACCAGATGCCTTGCACCAGTAAAGTCTGGCTGGCCGGGCACCGCCAGAAGGTCTCGCAGGGCAACCAAATACCCCTTGACAACTCCCATATCCTTCGCTGGCATCTTCATCTCGGTCAAGGCGATTCGAGTCGCCAGCTTGGAGAACATATTAATATCGGCCTTTAGTCTAGGAACATTATCCTGCCACCTGCCGCCGCTACCAAACGTAGCACAACCCATCATAGGTAGCGATAGCGCCACCAACAATACCGAAACGATCCACCACTTGCTCATTTTTCCACCTTCCTATTCATCAGGAGACCAACAGACCCGTTAAAGGTTTATACACCGTGGACCGATCACTCTGATCGATCTCTTTGCCATCTTTCATGACGCCGATCTTTGGTTTGTTTGTTTTCGTTTCCCTCTTTCTGACGACCGTACTTCCATGTGCGTTTCGGACGCCGGGGGCCACCCTGCTTCACAGCCAAATAATCGATCCGATAGCATTCACCACATTCGACCCTCCCAGTCTTGGGATTCGTGTGGACTTCTCTACACTTCCCATGACATCGCAATTGATTCCCGCCGCCGCAAGCACACAAATCAATTCCAAGCAACCTCTTCAGTTGCTCGATCTTTTTCTGTTTTCTCTTCTTTTTGTTGCAACCTCTCTCGTTCGCCATGACTTATTCCTGTTCCATTTCACACTTCTGCCTCATCTTGTCAATCGCCATGCCCTTGATGCGGCAGATCGTAGAGGGGACAACGCCTTGGTCTTGAGACACTTCCCTTATTGTCTTTTCGTCAAAGAACAGCCCGGTTATGACTGCACGTTCCCCATCTGTCAGGCACGCCATTAGTTCTTCAATAAGCATGTGGGTATCTGTGTCTGTGTTAGGACCAGCTATGCTGGACATCGCATCGAGCGACATGATCTGGACGCGCCTGGCTCGGTTTTCTACATCCCTCATATGCCGAAAGATTCCACCCAGTCTACCGTAGAAAAACGTGATGAACGACCCACTCAGCTTGTAACAGATCATACATCTAAGCAACTCTTCCTCGGCTTGAGCCTTTAGTTCTTCAATCTGCATATCATTCGCTCCGATTTGAAAAGCCAACTTATGAACCAATGGAGCATACTGACGACGAGCCAAATCGAAGTATGTTTTAGTGATACGACGTTGTCGTTTCATCATTTTCCGAATCCTTTGCTGACCGCCTGTTCCATACGTGGAGTCCATATGCCGTCGATCATACCGACTTTTATCGCCTGTTTTGGTGACATCCACTTGGTTTCGCTCATTAGTTGCAGCAATTGCTTCGTAGTGATATTCATCCTTCTAGCAAGGCCAGTGACCTTCCTTTTGTAGTCCTCTTCGAGATATCCTGTCATTTGGCCGTGCCGTTCTATTGAATCTGGGGAACTCTGGATAATAATTGAGTGTAGCATCATTGATGAGTTGGGTGTTGCATACCGATATCCCTTGGTTCCAAAGGCGGCAATCATCGCAGCCATTGAATGACCTTGGCCGCGAACAATCGTGTGGATAGGGCATCGACATGCTAGCATTTGATCGATAATGGCGTACCCAGAAGCGAGACATCCACCCAGACTGTTGATGTACATATACACCGGCTCTTTTCGCAAAGAGAATAGTTGCAGGTAGCTACAGATGTGCGTAGATGCTATTTCGTTGATTTCACCCACAACCAACAACCGACGTGTTCTTACTAGAAACTCTTCGACTATCTCGCCCAATTGAATCGGCATTGTTAGTTCGGGTTCGGTGGGGCATTCCGTTTCTGGCTCGCAACCATTTCTCGGTTTCTCGGTGTAGCGACTAAACCTCATATTTTTCTCCAAATGGATGACAAGATTTATGTATTTGTTTCAATCTATCATAACTTATTGATAAATATGTCTGTGTTGTTGACAGATGTCTATGGCCTAATAAAATCTGTATTAAATCCAAATCTACACCACGGTTCATAAGCGATGTGGCACAACTTCTACGCAACATGTGGGCTGTGGTGTGTTCCACACCAGCCCGACGCGAAAGGGACATCAGCATATCGCTGACGGCACGGCGGGTTATCCGCTGTCCATTGGATTTGACAAACACAGCTTTCGTATTGGATCGGCGCTCCGAATCCAGATATGCACGTATCGCCTCAACACATTTTGTGGTGGTAGGAACCATTCGTTCACGACACCCCTTGCCCCTAACTCGTATCTTTCGCCTTGGAATACTGATATCCTCGATATTGAGTCCACACAACTCAGACACTCGAAGACCGCTGTGATACAGAGTCAGGATAATAGCGACATTGCGGCGAATGTTAGTGGCTCTGCATACTGGTACGCGATTTTCCATAGTGGCCACAAGAGCATCCACAGCTTCAGGCTCCAGTGCATCTGGTGTTCTCCTGCTGGTACGTACAGAATCAATCATATTCAGGGTGTTGGGGTCGAGCAGACCAAGACTGATGAGATGATGACACAGGCATCTTACGGACATACACTTACGACGCACCGTAGTTGACTTCCATCCACGGTGTCGCAGGTTGCTAAGGAAGGTTTCGATTGATTGGGCAGTCAATTCTTGTGCCCCGATAAAATCAAGAAATTCCTGTGCATCTCTCGTGTACGCTGAAAGCGTTTCCTGCGACAAACCAAGCTCAGTGCGGATGTATGTTTCAAAGCCGTCTATGATGGCTGTAGACATCGCAATCCTCTCGTCTTATTATACGTCCAACTCAATCTTTTGTTCGATTCTTTTTGTATTTTTGTACCGGAGTAGTCAAGGTTTTTTCGGTTGACCAACCATAATTTAACCTCCATGAAAGAATATCCTTCCTAACACCTAATTTTTCAGCCCAGGCTGTCAAACACATGGTTGTTCCTTTGTGACTTAGCATTTTGTTATTTCGTCTGTTTCTTGCTTGTTCTTTCATTGTAGCCCAACGACAATTCTCTTTGTAGTAATTATCATTATTATCGATTTTGTCAAGTGTGTATCCATCTGTAGGTGGTTCTCCCATATCTTGAATGAAATATTCAAATTGCATCCATCTTTGGCAGACAGTAATACCACGACCTCCGTACCGATGATAAGATTTATTTTTAGAATTGGTGCATCGTTGGATCATACTATCCCACGCCCTATAGGATTGAGATTTATTTGTCCTCCTATTGTGTCCATGTAAAATTCTTGTACATCCACAACTTTTTGTGTCACCTCTATTTAAGTCATCACTACTACTAATTACTTCGTTTCCACAATCACAAAGACATAGCCAACATGCTCTGCCCCATTTATTATTTGCAACACGTTTGATAATAGTTAATAAACCAAAACGTTGTCCAGGAACATTCGCTATTTTTGACACAAAAATAAACTCCTAGACTCTTTTGAAGGCCGATTCTACACCCTCGGTGCCGTCAGAAAGTTGCACAATTCCGAGACCGTGGGCAAACAGCGGGGCCTTATCCTGAAGGATTCGGCAGACCTTGACAGCAAGAGCACGAATTTCAACATCGGCTGCCGGATTAGCCCGAAGCTCGATCAGATGTCGTACAGCCCTGGCGTTCATGCTGACGACGATTTTCGTCTCAGTAGCGTTGGACAATACCGACCGTGCCGCCTGACGCGCCTTTTTGCGCCACTCTAGCTTACTATCGATATTTCCGTACATTTCCGACAGCTTGCCAGTCAGTTCTTCGTAAAGCTGCCGAGAACGCTCACAGTGCTCGACCCACGCCCGATAAGCCTCTTCGTCCGTCCTGGCCAACTCTTGTATAGCTGGCGGGACTATGAAGGCGACGCTGGACGAATCCACGTAACGTTGACTAAGCTGGGAATTATGGGTTATAAATCCGTTTGCTACAAAATTGTGTTGTGGATGATCAACTTCTAAATCATATGTCATTTCAATACCATCATCAACAATTGAAACAATCTCGTCAAATCTAATAGTTCTTAATATTTTTCCTTCTATGAAAGAATGCTCAATTTTATGGCATCTATTGCATAAAAACTGTATATTATCTTCGTTATTGTTAAGTGTGTTACCATCAATATGATGTCGATGGCCATCCTTATTACCACAATTTTTACAAGATTGCTGCTCAAATAATCTGTATGCCCTTATTCTACCAGCATGTTGTGTCGCATTATTTCCTTTCCATCTATGGTTCTTGTCCCCGGTCATTCTTGCTGAAATTACAGATTTTTCTTCATCAGTAAATTCACGCTTAATTATATATCCTGATTTATTTTTATTCCACGGAACAGTTCCGATTGTCCATGACCCGAGTGGCTTTTGTAAATGCAACTTTCTTATCCATGACCTAATTGTATGCCTGGATACCCCACACATTTTACCAATTTCTTCTTGAGACAAACATTCAATGTTGTATTTTTTATTCAACCATTTTTTATCTTTGTATACCCTAACTCCATTAACCGCTATTTGATCACCGGTTTTAAGAGATTCTGCTGGAGCCCAAACAATAGTGCCTTCGTTATTATCTATCATAAAACGGTGATGAATTGAGCATCTAATTGTATATCCATTCTTAGTTATTATTTTAATAAGTTTCTTTTTACCGGACTGGCATATTCTCTTTATCTGAGCGGGAACAATTTGTTCTCCGTCAAAACACTTTACTCTTATCATCCCAATCCTGCTAGCCCTCTTTGGATCATTATACCATTCAAATAATTGTTTTATTGTTCTTTTTTTACCAGGATGTCTTTTGTTAGCACTAAAACTATATATTACAGTGTCGCCAGCTAAACAATACGACGCAATCCGGTGACGAACTAGTTCATGGCTGAGGCTCCGACTTATATTCCAAATAGCAAAATTAAATGTAGCGTGTTCAAGACAGCTTCCGTGACCGATTTCGATCAAATGCCGAATATGGTCTTCGTGAGACCTTCCATTTGCGGTCTCGCCTTTCTTGGCCCAACTTTGGTAGCACATGCGCCCGGCAAATTCAACGAGCCACTCTCCGTCGTCGTCTCCAAGACTCATCATGGATTCGAGCTTCTCCGTAAGCTCTGGCCAATCTAACCTATGTTCATTCAAAAATCTCATGATTCCGTCGATTTCCAATACTGGTTTTCCAATTAAAGCTACTTCAGGTTCGGTTACAAAACTCATTTGCTACTCCTGTTTACGAAGCCTTTGTTGTGCTATTTTAGCATATGCTTCAGACAACTCAAAACCAATAATCCGACGACCTTGTTGTTTGGCAACTAATAAATGGGCACCACTACCACAACATGGATCAAATACTAAATCTCCTGGTTTAGAACATATCTCTATCAATTCTTGTAAGAGAAGATGATTTTTTTCTGTAGGATGCAATTTGTTTCTTCCGTTTGGAAACCTGAAAACCGTGTTGCGACAGTGAACATTAAATATTGCACCAGATTTTTTGAACCATATAGCATTTTCTATACCACTCAAAAAAACATGTTGTCCATTCATTGGAGATGGATTTGTTTTTTCCCAGACTAATTGCCGAACTGTTCCTAATTTATTTCTTTGTTTGTTATGAAAAAATGAATGAATTAAACTAATCTGCTCTTTACCACAAAAAATAATGATAGTCCCACTTGCTATTCGATATATCTGTTCTAAAAATTTGTATAGGTCAAATGCTAATATGTCAGCATCCTTTTTATTTAGCATTCTTAAACCGTTGGAGTGTCTATTAACTTCTCCATAAGGAATATCTGTTAATACAAGATCAACACTCCCATCATCTAATTCTACAAATCTATCCATGCAGTTTGCACAATAGATTTTATTTATTGGTATCACTATTATTCTCCTTAATTTTGTAAGATAATTTAACACCCTTGAATTCACCAGGAGAAATTATAGCTAATTGATCCACCACCCTCCCCCTTAAATCGACAGCAATATCCAAAACAGTTTTCAACTCATTTGGTTTGATAGTATCAATACTCCTGTGCGGAAACACCAACTTCAACAACCCCGATCCAATTCTAACAAGTGATCTCTGATCTCTTTGTCCCATTTTACCAAAATCCACATTTTGTTGTATAACATGATAATAACTACGATTTCTCATTCTGTGCATAATTTCACTAAGATAGTCAGCCATGAATGCTGGTGTTTTTGCCATACTTGACTCTTTAATTGTAGATATTTTCCAACCTGGCAAAAATCCATGCAGACGATCTAGAAATGCTCTGTCCCTATTAATAATTTGTGGAAGTGGAGAAAATAAGCTCCTGTATCTCGAAGATACCTCTCTTTTTTCTATGTTACAATCAATATTTCCTAGAAACATAAAAGAACATCCAGAGGCGCATTCAAAACTACCTCGTCCGAACCTCCCGCTATTCATATAATCTTTCATTAGATCAACCAAAGAAGATTGCCCAGATGACCATTTATTGGCAACCCCTGTAGCTGCAAATTCATCAAAAATTACAACATCCCTACCACCTACGAGACCAAGCTGTCTCCTAAGTTTGTCATAGAAGAGAGACGCTACTGTGGTTTGACTCCCAGAAATTACGAAACCATAAGAGCTTAGACTTTGCGCAGTGAATGTCTTCCCCGTCATACACCCACCTAATTCTATTAGATTTACATTTTCTTCTATGAACGGAACAAGACGAACCATATATAACCATTTTTCTTCTTCTGATAAACAAGTTGGATCAAAACCTATGCTGGTAATCATTAAATCCAACCACTCATTTTGTGAAAATTTATTTCGGCGAGATATCCAAGTATCAATATCTATTCCCACGATTTGAATTGGCTTAAAAGAAGTTACCAAAAATGGAAAAAGTTTATTTCGCAAAACAAAGGAATCATCATACGAGATTTCGAATACACCCCACGCTCCTGTGGTAAGCAAATTTTCTCCGTATTCGGCCACTAAAAACGGATCAATTCTTACGTGTTGATTACCCAGACATTCAACATCACACCAATATTGATCAATCTTTTCATCATATCTGAGTTTCAATCGCCCCAATAGAGTATATGACCCATGTTCCCGAATAACACTCTTGATCCAATCCTTCTGATCTGCATTAATTACATGCTTATCGAGTAACTCTATAATTTTTGAAATACCATCAGTTGGATCAGCCGGATCAACCATTTCTGAAATTAAGTAATCTACAACAAAAGAAGGTAATTTTTTCCACTGATCGTTCAAAACAGTAAGAGATTTGTCAACGACTATTCCTCGTTCTGGGAATATATCCAACACCTTATTTTTTCCCTCAGTAACAGTCATCTTTTTCTCCGTTTTTTGACTGGTGTTGTTAAAGCTTTTTCTATTGACCAACTAATTCTAAAACGTTTTAGAATAGTTTCTTGTTTTATACCAATTTCTTCGGCCCAGTCTGTTAAGCACTGTGTTTTACCACCAAAAGTAATTAAATGATTATCTCTCTTATTCCTGTTTTGTTCTTTTCTGGTTGCCCAAATACAATTTTCTTTACAATAATTTCCATTATTATCTTTTCTTTCGATTGAATATCCATGTCCAGGAGGTTTACCCATATCTTCAAGAAAATTTTCAAATTTCATCCATCGTTCACAAACTGTAATCCCTCTATTGCCATAATTTTTCCACTGCCTATTATTAGGATTCGTACATCTTTGAATCATAGCGCCCCATACCGCATAAATCTTCAGGCGTTTGCCCCTTTTGGCCCCTCCGTGTCTAGTAAGTTTTTCTATATTCATACATCCACAACTCTGTACGCTACCAGTTCGAAGATGAGTATTGGAAACAATCGGTTTTTTACCACAATCGCATAAACACAACCATCTAGATTGTCCCCACTTGTTATTAACAACTCGTTTAATAACAACAAGTCTTCCGAATCTTTTCCCAGTAAGATCAACTAATCTTGGCATTTTATATCAACCCAAACTTGAGACTTCAAGTATTTATTAACTCCATTTCGACAAATTGACCATTATAATAAACACCGCCACGATATCCAGCAAAATATTTTTTGTATTTGTAATATGGATAAGGATATCTAATTTCTGGTTCACAATGCAGCGCCATATTACCTAATACAGCAGCACTATATCATGACCATTTGGTATCATTGTTCTCAATCCACCTAATACCCTTCATTATTACAACTCCTTAAAAGCGTCCAAGGCATTCGACCGCGTTACAACAGACTCCACCACGGGCTCAGAAACCACCGTATTTAATTCTCTCGCAGCCGCTATGCGATTTTCCAGACAACCCAGGTGTGCTGCCCCTACTAGACCTGACGCAGCCTCAGAATAGCTGCAATCGTGTTCTCCGGGGCCACAATAAATCATCTGATTACCCCAAAATATTTGTTCCCCAGGCTTTATTTTTTGACGGCAGACCAGACATTCCATTTTTGAACCCTCCGCGCGCACTGCCGTTTTTTTTCTATACTGTTCTTGAATTCCTATCTACTGGAATCTTCGATTCGGAGCACTGTGTCGAATTGCTTCGGTTAGAACCAATCACATCCTGTCTACCAATTAGTAAATCATTGGTAATATCAGCGCTAGACGAGGAAATGTATGGGTTGTTAGAATAGTCAAGCACATCTGTACGGTGGTTAGTCAAGACCATCGCTCCGATTCGATGACCTGTTGCGCTGGCGATCCGATGCGAAAGAAAACTATAATATTCTATTAGTATAGAGAGTCCAAAATCGCAAAAGCGCTCCAAGTTTTTTGAAAAAAGTCGAAAAAAGTTCATCTTGGCCACTTCTTCTTCATTTTGTCAAGCGACGGTGTTACCAAGTAGGGTGCGCAGCGCATCACGGTTAGCGAGCGTGTCGTCTCGTCCCATGTTGTCGATGATCAACTTTCCGTCGAGATGGTCAATCTCGTGTTGCCAAATCCTGGTTGTGTTTTCATCTCCAATAAATCTCAGCGGCTTACCATTGATACCCTCGCCAGCCATGATTGACGATGTTGCCCTCTGTAGTGTTACGTTCACCTTTGGCAACGATAGACATCCTTCTGTTGATTCGATGCAACCGCTGACACAACTCAGCACGGGATTCCAAATTGCCTGATCCTGTCCACCGTGGCTCCAGACAAACATACGGATGTTGAGACCTACTTGGGGCGCAGCTAGTCCAACCCCACGGTTCTTGCGCATGATTTTCCACATTCTCGCCGCGAGCCGAGCCCTCTCGTCTTGTGACTGTTTTGGTGCCTCTACACATGTGGCCAATAATCTCGGGTCTGGGTAGTAGACTAATCGCATTTCGCTTCCTCCAACAGATGCATTCCGAACCACTTGGACGAATGGCGGTAGAGATCAAGCCAGTCCTGAAATTGCTCATCGCTAGCTTTTGCGTCTGGCAATTCAAATTCCGTGACTGGATCAAAACGAAGCAGTCTGCATACGTCCGGTATCTCACCGTGACAAACCTTGACTGTGATATCATCGATACGACATCTAACGACTGTCGGGAGTAGATCGTTCATCGCTTTCCTTCCTTGCAAGTAGCGTGCCAGTGATTCTTTTTGCGGCACTGCCAATTAACAGTTTATTTATGTTACCGTGGGCTCGTATTGCTTCTCTAAGTGCGCCAACTACTATTTTATGAATGCGTTGTTTTTCAGTTTGTTTTTTTATCACTTTTCTCCTTTAATGGTCGTTTTTTGATAACATGAGACGATATTCCTATATTTTCTTTCTACTCCGCTAGGCTCTGTGTCTTATCTTTCTAGACTAGTGGCTTAGCATTTATGCCGAGCGGATCAGCCAAAGTCTAAATGGTGTGTATTAATTAATTATCCCCATGTACGATGTTTTTCTGCTACCCATTCCATTCCATCATATTCTTCAATTGTAAAATCAATGTTGTTCGGGATTTCAATTATTTTTAAATTAGCATGAGAACCATTGGCTTTTGCACCAAGTTGTTCTACACATTTTACAAGTTTTGGGTCAGAACGAGATAATTTTGAGCAATAACCATAGCCATCCCATTCGAAACCCATAAATACCATAGCCTCTTTGCTAAGACCAAATCCACCGTAACATTTATTTATAACAACTTTCATTTTCTTCTCCAAAAATAGACGCACACTAAACTGGCGGGTTGGAACTGGTGGCGAGTGAATCGTGCAAAGCCCGAGCACATTTCGAAAAGCGGCAGGTTGGATTCGAACCAACAACTCTACCCTTGTCGGGTTGCCTCTTCCATTTGGGCTACTGCCGCAAAATGCCGGTCGGGGTACTTGCGCCCCCACATGGGTACGTTGCTTCCAGCCATGATCCGACAGCCATTGGCATCGCTGGATCATCCACGTGTAGCACTATGCATCGGTAACAAAAGGTATTGGTTGTTTTGAAGACACAGCAAATCCAATAAGAAACGCCATCGCTGCATGGAGTGATGTAAATTTTACTATAGGGCATTGCGATTGTGTACAAGCTGAATAGTGCTTTTGTAATTGTTCCTGTATTTGCTTCAATGTACCATACCGCCTTGGTCCTATCGTAAAATATTTATATCCATCGATTGGTGATTCTACGGTTGTTAATATTAGTTTAAGTCTAGTCGCTACGCGGCGTGCTTGTTCATATGTATAAATTAGTTCTGCATCATTCATTTTATTTCTCCGTTAAGGCTTGAATGTTACCCCTGTCGATGGATGACTTTTTATATCCTGGACTATCTTGTTTTTTAGCCACGCTTCTAATTCATCTAAATATTGTTTTGACACACGAGTCATCGGTGGACCAGCACGCAGTTCTTTGAATCTTCTCAGGATAAACTTTTTCGTAGCCGACTGGTTTAGAATGTTTGCCATCACTCTTCTCCGTCATCTGGGAACTTACGTCTCATCAACCACACTACAACACCGAATTCCCACGCAGGTCGGTAAAACCCGAACGTCAACAATGTTACAATACTCTGGGCAAATCCTGCTACGGCGATCAACATTGCTTCGCTGTTGGTTGTCATCTCCCACTCCGCTGAGTGTTGCGGCTGGACGTTGTGCGCCGCTGACGATACTCTGGTTTGTCCTTCTGGGTTTCGGTTACACCGAGAGAAGATTCGATCTCGCCAATAAAATGACCGCATTCAGGTCCAATGAATCCTTCTCCGTCAATAGAGCAGTTACCTTCTTGGTCGATGTCGATGACGATTTGCTTTTTCCCACGCATGTTACTTCTCCGCTTCGTGTAGGAGTTCTTCGAAATACGCTTGACTTTCTGCTTTGGTCAGACGACCTTTGAGGTTCTTTTTTCGCTTGGCGGCTATTGCCAAGACATCAGATGCATCACAGACACAATCGATAGCAGACTTGAATCGACCCAGGTCTGCCTGGATTTGCTCCAGAGTCATTACACACCTTGTTCGTTTCTTTGTTATGATCTCGTCTTCTGTGTATATGGATACACTGACATCTGATTCCCATTTCGCCGTGATACAAACGCCTTCGTGACCCCAGATTCTAAGATAGTAAGTTCGTGGTTTCAATAGACGCTTGAGTTCGGCGACCGCCGCAGCTTTTGTTAGGATTGACTTTGCGCCAACTGGAACGAAACCCCGCCCGGTTTCGACGATGACTCCTGGAGACTTTGAACACTGCATACATTCGTTATCTGGTTTCATGTCGAAGTCGCATTTGGTAGTAGGGATGCGTCTCCCACAAACTGTGTAGGCCATCTGATGATCTTCGAGAATCGAATCTATACGACAGACACGGTGCCACACAGCCCCTTTACGACTTAGTGATTTTCTGTACCATCCTCTGAATACTTCCATCTTACCCCCCCCCGATTAGCTTCTGTAGGCGTCTAGCGAACAACACTTCTCCAGCTTCCTTGCCGCCTTGATAAGCATCATCGAAATTACCACCAGAAAATTCCATTGGACAAAAATCATCTTCATCTGGCCAACACTTCCTAACAGCAGCTTCCTTTATCAACGCAAATATCGCGTCGAGTCTGTCTTTTCTATCGTCGTCCATTATTCGTCCCACTCTGATCCGCCGAATTCATCGGCGATATGAGATGCCAACGAAACGATTCTCTTGGCTGTCTCAACCTGCTTCTGTTGATCCCTGACCTTACCCTTCCAGCGGGCAACCGAAAGCTCAAGGGTGCTAACTCTGCGATGTAGCCGCTTGAGTTCTTCCCTGACAGCCTTGTCGATCGATTTGTCGTTTACGTCAACTGTCACTCTCGCCATCTGACAAACTCCTGTTTCTTATAATAGCCACAATTGTGTGATGGCATACACCGAATTTCAATCCTATTTTCCTTGCTGATATTCCAGCTTGATGCATCTCAACTATTTTGATAGAATCATCGTTATTTATTTTTGATCTTTTGGGTATTGGTCCAACGTCTAACTTTGGCCAAGAGGCGTAATTAGCTATGGAGCAGATCGTTGGACTCCTAACACCAAATCTCTTTGCTATTTCATCGTATGTTATTTTGGCATCAGATTGCAATAATCGTCGTATTTGGATGACATCTGCTTTTTTCAGTTTTGACCTACCTCTATCTTTATTATTCATGTCGTCCATATTGGCTTGTAGATCACCAGTAAATAGATGTCCTGGATTCACACATGTCGGATTATCGCAGTGATGACAAACTAATTCATTATCAGAGGGTAGATGTCCGGTGGTGAAAAAATAAGCTGCTCTATGAGCCCCTATCCTATACATCTTTCCGTTTGTTCCGAATTCAAATCTACCATACCCATCTTTGTCGAGAGACTTAGGCCATAACCAGCATCCATCAACTGTTCGATCTACAGATTTCCAAAATTTATGCTCGTTTGCTGCAAGTAACTTTGATGTTATTCTGCTATATTTAGCCATCCCAATATGGTCCAGTCGGGCTGAAATGTTCTATTTCCCACTCGATTGCTGTTTCTCGGTTCGTATGAGTGTACAAGACTTCTCCGCTGAGAGATAATACTTCCCAGCTTTGCTTTGCCTCGTTGAACTCAACGTTAGACGCCTTGCTCACTTTGACAATTTTCCCGATGGAATACAAATCGATGATGTCGGTATATAGGCACCTAACATTCCCATCCTCGTCAATCTCCAGTGTTGTTTTGTTCATTTGGTTTTGCTCCATTTGCTTTTGTTGTTAGCGTCCAGTCAGATCAATCAACTAACTATCCTTTGGCATTGTTTCGCTGAGAGATAGTTGGCTCACCACAACGTGTTTCACGTTCGACCGTAACTGGTCAAGATTCTCAGCGCCACCCATGGCTAAACCTGAGCGAATTCCCTTGATATACTCGCCCACGACTTCTTCTGTCTGGCCCTGATCCGCGACTTCGATCTCAATTCCTTCTGGAGCTATGTCTGGTCGTCCAGACGCCATTCTACAACTCATACCACGATACACCATACGCCCATTTATTTTGGGTGTACTACTTGTTCCTGCCAGTAAATATCCTATCATACAAGCATTGGCACCACCCCATAAGCATTTTACCATATCGCCAGAATTTCTTATTCCTCCATCGGCGATAATGGCTACACGGGGATATATTTCTTTTACCGCCGACGCACATTCTAGTATAGCCGACATTTGTGGGCAGCCAAATCCCGTTGTTATTCTTGTGGTACAAACTGCGCCTGGCCCTATACCTACTTTGATTGCATCAACTCCATGACGAGCAAATCTAATTGTCGCTTCTGGTGTACATACGTTACCAGCCATAAGCACAAATTCAAATTCATTTTTCAATTTGCGTACTGAATCTATGGCTGTATACATTTTTTCGTGATCACCATGTGCAACATCTATACATAAGACATTACAGCCAGCCTTGAGTAAACATCTGGTTCTTAGAGTTATGTCATCATTCTTTATGCCAATTGCACATCCAACATTGGTTGTACCACGATTTTTGGCAGACTGGATTTTACGAATTTGTCTTCCAAGTTCTTCGTCTGGATCAATATTGATATATCTAGACAGAATACCAAGACATCCAAGCTTATCCATACACACAACCATTTCTTCATCAGTGATAGAATCCATTGGTGCAGATATGATAGGTGTGCTTAATTTTATGTTTCCTATAGTAGTAGAGATATCTGGTGTAGTACGAGAATCTAGTTTCGAATATTGTGGGGTAAGCAAGATGTCGTTGAAACACAGCTTTCGATCCTGCATGGGTTACTCCTATAGTTCGATTCGCCGCACAGACGAATGCTTCCTCTTCTCAGTTGGTTTGGTGATCGGCTTTGGCTTCTTGATCCTGACCTGACTGATTTGCCCGTCACCATTAGATGCTGTTACGTTACCGCACATCAGGAAAAACTGAGATGGGCTGATAAGGTCGATACCCATAGACCTGGCTTTCTTGGCTTTGATGGACTTGCTATTTGCATCTGCGATGACTAGGATGGTGGTCCTGCTGGTTACAGAGTTGGTTACGTCCGCGCCAGCGCCGAGTGCGAT